GACTACCGTTGCCATCTCCGGTCTGCCCGTTGCTACCGTCATCAACGCTGCCGACATTGTTCCGTTTGTCCAAGCTGGCACAACCAAGAGCATCAGCAAGACCCTGTTGTTCACCAGCCCGACTTTGGTAACACCTGCGTTGGGTACGGTTGCTAGCGGCAACATCAGTGCTTGTACTAGCACCTCAATGGTGTTGACCACGCCTGTGCTTGGCGCAGCCACCGGAACGAGTTTGGCAGCAACGGGCGCAATTACATCCTCTGGCACGGCAGGCGTTGGCTACGCAACAGGCGCAGGCGGTACTGTTACCCAAGCAACCAGCCGCACCACAGGTGTAACGCTGAACAAAACCACAGGCGCAATCACCTTATTTAGTGCAGCAGGAACAACGACTGCGGCAACCTTTACCGTGACCAACAGCACCGTGGCCGCTACCGATGTGATCATCTTGAACCAAAAGTCAGGTACTGATCTGTACGACCTAATGGTGACAGCAGTGGCGGCAGGAAGTTTTAACCTGTCATTCCGCACAACTGGCGGCACTACCACTGAAACCCCGGTTTTCAACTTTGCGGTTATCAAAGGTGTAGCTGCGTAATGAAATCCCCCATCCTTGGTTCGGCTTATGTTGCCCGTAGCGTTAACGCTGCGGATAACAGGATGGTCAACCTGTTCCCAGAAATTACCCCAGACGGAGGGCAAACAGGCGGGTTTCTGAACCGTGCGCCTGGACTTGACTTGCTGGTGACGGTTGGGGCGGGGCCAATACGGGGTTTGTGGACGTTTAACGGCGTTGCCTATGTGGTTAGTGGCACGGAACTCTACAGCCTTACCACGGGCTATGTAGCCACCTTGCGAGGCACGGTAGCAGGCACTGGCCCCGTCAGCATGAGCGACAACGGCACTCAGTTGTTCATTGCAGCCAATGGGCCGGGTTACATCTACAACAGCAGCACGGCAGTCTTTGCCCAGATCACTGACGTTGACTTTGCTGGCGCGTTGGTAGTTGGCTACCTAGACGGATACTTTGTTTTCATCCAGCCAAACAGCCAGGTATTCTGGGTAACGCAACTGTTAGATGGATCCTCCGTTGACCCGCTTGACTTTGCCAGTGCTGAGGGTTCGCCTGACGGTTTGGTCAGTATGATCATTGACCACGGGCAGATTTGGCTGTTTGGCACTAACTCAGTCGAGGTCTGGTACGACTCTGGCGCTGCCGACTTCCCCATGACCCGCATTCAAGGTGCGTTCAATGAGATTGGTTGCGCTGCGGCCTTTTCTGTTGCCAAGCTGGACAACGGCATCTTCTGGCTAGGCGCAGATGCGCGAGGCCAAGGCATTGTCTACCGAGCCAATGGCTACACCGGCACTCGGGTTAGCACCCACGCTATTGAGTTTGCCATTGCCCAATACGGCGACATTTCTGACGCTATTGCCTACACTTACCAGCAAGAAGGCCACGCTTTTTACGTCTTAACATTCCCCACCGGCAACGCCACTTGGGTCTACGATGTATCTACGCAGGCATGGCACGAACGGGCTGGGTTTGACAACGGCCTGTTTATGCGCCATAGGTCAAACTGCCAAATGGCGTTTAACAGCGAGATTGTGGTTGGTGACTACGTTAACGGCAACATCTATGCCTTTGACTTGGATGTGTACGCTGACAACGGCGGCATCCAAAAGTGGCTACGCTCATGGAGGGCGCTGCCGTCAAGCCAGAACAACCTAAAACGCACAGCCCACCACACCTTGCAGCTTGACGCTGAAACAGGCGTAGGGCTGGGCGTTACACCAGAGCAAACTGCTGACGGCATCCTTACTGAGTTGGCAAACGTCCCACCAGCAGGGCCAAGCTACCAACTGATTGCTGAGTTTGACTGGGAATATCTGGCAACCGAGTCGGGCCTTGAAATCATTACTGAACCGTCTTTGGGCTTGCCGGGCGAGAACTTGGTGACTTTTGCCTACTCTGGCCCAGACATTGACGGCGCGGATATTGTCACCGAGTCATTTCCAGCCACCCCAGGCTATGACCCGCAAGTTATGTTGCGCTGGAGCGACGATAGCGGTCACACTTGGTCAAGTGAGCATTGGACAAGCATGGGCAAGATCGGTGAGTACGGCTACCGCACGTTCTGGCGGCGGCTTGGTTCGTCTAGGGATCGGGTCTACGAGGTCAGCGGTACTGACCCAGTAAAGATCGCCATCATGGGTGCTGAGTTGGTGTTGAGTCCAACGTCAAGTTGATATGGCAAACGTCACCCAAATCCCTGCGCCTCGGGTAATGTTTACCCAAGACGGTCAGATCACAACCCAATGGTTTCGTTGGCTGAACAACGTCTACACCATCACCGGCTCTGGCCTCGGCATCACGCCAGTAATCAACGGCGGCACGGGTCTGGGCACAATTCCGACCAACGGCCAACTGCTGATTGGCAACGGCACGGGCTATACCTTGCGGACACTGACGGCTGGCTCTGGCATCACCGTGACCAACGGCGCAGGGACGATAACCGTGGCATCCAGCGGCCTGTTAAGTTTCAGCGCAGGAACAACTGGGTTTACGCCCAGCAGCCCAACAACTGGTGCGGTGGTGCTGGCAGGCACATTGGTAATAGCCAACGGCGGCACTGGCGCTACGACAGCCGCAGCAGCCCGAGCCAACCTAGGTGCTGGCACAGTGACCAGCGTAGGCGGCACTGGCACGGTCAACGGCATCACGCTGACAGGTACGGTCACCACAGCAGGCAACTTGACCCTTGGTGGTACGCTGAGTGGGGTTAGCCTGACCACGCAAGTCAGTGGGACGTTGCCCATAGCCAACGGCGGTACGGGAACAACGTCTACGACTTTTGCTAGTCTGACAACCAACGTGTCTGGTATCCTGCCCATAGCCAACGGCGGAACAGGTACTTCCACTGCTGGCGTTAGCGCCACCATCGTGACTGCTAAACTGACTGCACTCGGCGTAGACGGCAGCATGACTTTTACAAACGGTTTGCTTACAGCGCAAACTCCTGCGACTTAGGTTGGGTAACAAGGAGAACGATTATGGGTTGGGGTCAACTATTAGGCGCTGCGGCGGGGTATTTTCTTGGCGGTGAGTCAGCGGCAGGCACTGCTTTGGGCGCTGCCCTTGGCGGCAGTCTTGAGGAGGCCACAGGCGGAGGCACAACGGGTGCTATTCAACAGGCCACTAATGCAGCCAACGCTCAATCTTCCGAAGCATTGGCACTGCAAAGGCGGATGTACGAGGAAGGCGTTGCTAGACAACAACCAAGATTGGCAGCAGGCACCAACGCACTAGCGCAAATGCAGAGTGGCGCGTTTGCACAACCAGCGGCGTTTAGGTTTGGCGCGGGTGACTACCAAGCTGACCCAGGCTATGCGTTTAGGCTTGCAGAAGGCCAAAGGGCAATTGACCGACAAGCAGCAGCCCGTGGCGGTCTGATCTCTGGCAGCGCTTTACGAGCAGCTACGCGCTATGGGCAGGACATGGGATCGCAAGAATACGGCAACGCCTACAACCGCGCTTTAACAGGCTACAACGCTGACGTAGCACGTTCAAACACCGGCTACAACCGTTTGGCTGGACTTGCTGATGTAGGCCAAACAGCAGGCACTCAAATCGGCACTGCCGGTCAAAACTACGCGACTAACGCTGGGAATTTAATGACCAACCAAGGCTATAACACTGGCAACGCTATGCTAGCTGGCGAACGCGCTAGGCAGTCGGCTTACGGCGACATTGGAAAAGCCTTTGGGTCTGGTGGTTTTAACAGCCTAGTCAGTGGTTTTTACGGCCCCGGCCAGTACAACCAAAGAATGGGCGTTAACTTTACCGACCCATATAACTACGGTTAAGGACATATCATGGCACTTAATTTTGGAGTTCTTAACCAAGGCGGCCCGTCAGGGTTCTATGAAGGCTTCACGCAAGCCGGGGAAAAAATGCAGGCCAACGCAATGGCCCAGCAGAGAGCAGCGCAGGCCCAGCAAGAGTTTGGTATGCGCCAACAGGAGTTTGCCGCTGGTCAGGCGGATAAAAAGCGTGTGGCTGATTCGGCCATAGTCACTCAGAGAACACTTGCCGCCCGTGATGCGCTGCTCCGCGCTCGTACTCCAGACGAGGCCAAGGCCATTGTCCGGGCGCAACACGTTGACCCGTATCTTGGACGGATTAGGCAACAGTTTGGTACGCTGGAACAAGACTTAGCTGATATTCCTGAAGAAGCATCAGCTTTTCAGCAGTACAAAGAACGAGAGGCTATGGGTGTTGACGAGTTTCTAAAGCGACAAGCCAGCACTAGAGAATTTGCCGCTGCTATGGGCGGCGCTCAACAGGCCATGCCTCAAGCCAACGCTATGTCTCCTGCTGCACCAGCGCCAATGGCTAACGCTATGGTTGCGCCAGCCGCGCCTACAAACGCTATGGTTGCGCCAGCAGTATCAGGCGAACTGCAAAACTATCTCAGCCAACGTGAACGGTTAACGGCGCTTGCAAATCAAACTCCCCAAGTTGCAGCCACCATTAACCGGCTGGATAAAGAGATTGCTAGGTTGTCGCCTGCGGCAGGAGCGCCAAGCCCTTTAGCTAGACTTCAATCAGAACTAGCTGCCATGCCTCCGGGCGATCCACGACGCGCAGATTATTTGGCGGCAATTAAAAAAGAAACTCAGTTTGCGCCTCCGGCAAGTACAAATGTAACTATGGTTTCGGAAAGAGCCGAACAGGGCGCTCGCGGTAAGATGTTAGTTGATCAATATAGCGACATTGCTAAAGCTGCTGGGCTTGCAGCTAGAACGCTGCCGTCAATTGAGGTAAATTTAAGTGCGCTAAACAAAGGTTTTGATACTGGATTTGGTAAAGAAACAATTGCCGCAGGCGCTAGTGTATTGGCCTCGTTAGGAGTACCAGAAGCCGCCAAATTTGCTACTGATACCCAAAAGTTTCAATCAAATGCTATTAGCGCCGTGTTGCAAAAGCAGTTGGAACAAAAAGGCCCACAGACGGAATCGGACGCTCGCCGTATTGAACAAATCGGAGCGCAGTTGGGCAAAACCAAACAAGCCAACGAGTTTATTTTGTCAATGGCTGGCGAACTATTGCGTCGAGATATTGATCAACGCAACTTTTATGATCGCTGGTACAAAACCAACAAAACTTATGACGGCGCTGAAAACGCTTGGTTTGGTGGTGAAGGTGGCAAGTCACTGTTTGACCGCCCAGGTCTTAAAAAGTACTCTGCACCAGCACCAGCGGCGGTTGGCGGATTGTCTCCAGCAGAACAAGCAGAGTTAGATCAACTGCGTAAACAAGTTGGGGGGAAAAAATAATGGATCCCCGCGAAGAATTGATGGCCTTGCGTAGGATAGCTGAACTAGAGGCCAAGGCTGCTGGTCAAGCGGCACCATCTGAAATGCCTGCGCCCAAGCGCGAGGCGTCCACGATGGATATCATTACTAGTGCGCCATACAAAGCACTGGCAGGCGCTGCGGATGTATTTCTTACCGCGCCTGAAAATATTGCTAATCTTGCAAAAATGGGCTATGGCACAGCAATGACTGCGGCAGGCCGACCAGACTTGGCACCAGAGGTAACGGCACCTCGGCAACCTGTGGCGGCGGCCTTACAACGTGCTGGCTTTATTAAACAACCACAAGGCGAAACTACGCCGTTTCAACGAGGGTTGGACGTTACGATTCAAGGGGCTACAGGCGGGTTGCTGGGCGGTGCATCTGCCATACGCGCCGCTGCGCCTACGTTGATGGGGCAAACCCGCGCAGCAGGCACTATGGCTGCTGTGGGTGGTGGTGCTGGGGCTGCTGGACAAGCCGTTACTGAAGTTACCGGAGAGCCTTTGTTTGGGGCTGCTACGTCTATGGCGGTGCCTGGGCTTGCCATTGGCGCTGCTCGCGCTCAACAAGCCAACTTACAAGCCCAGCAGCAACGCAACGCAGTTCGTGATTTAACCATTCGGCAGGCGCAAGCTGAAGGTTATTTGACAACTCCTGGGAGCGTAACGCCTAACGTACAAAATGTTTTGTTGGAGCGTATTGCTGGAAAAACGCGAACGCAACAACAAGCATCGGTTGAAAACCAACAAGTTACTGATAGGCTTGCACGAAGAGCGGCTGGCATTGGCACAAATGATCCGCTAACCCGCGCCAATATGCAGCAAATTCGTAGGGACGAATACCAACGAGGTTATGAGCCATTGAACCGTATTGGAACCGTACCTACAGACCCGCAATTTAACACTGCGCTTGACGATGTATTGGCTGCGTACACTGGCCCCGGACAGTCATTCCCTGGAGCAATTCCTCAACCAGTGCAAAATTTGGTTAACAGCTATCGTGTTGGTCAATTTAACTCGGCGGACGCAATTGGGGCTACGCGAACATTGCGAGAGCAAGCAAGAGCAAATATTCGCGCTGGTGGTGACAATGCTTCTGTTGGTTTGGCTCAACGTGCTATCAGCAACGCTTTAGAAGACCAAATTGAACGGCAACTAACCCAAGCAGGCAACCCCAACACTCAAGCAATGCTAGACCAGTTCCGCGCTTCTCGGCAAAGAATGGCAATTAGTCATTCTGTAGAAGATGCAATTGTGGAAGGTGGCGGGTCTGTTAATGCGCGAACATTAGCAAATGATTTGCAGACCAGAGGCCGATACTTTAGCGGCGACTTGGATTTGATAGCGCGTTTTGCAAACATTGCGCGGCCCGTTATGACGCCACCAGGAACTATGGGAACCCCCGGCGCTCAAACCATGATGAATACCGTTGGCATGGGGGTTGGAGGTTTAGGCGGCAACGCTTTAGGCGGCCCATACGGCGCAGGTATGGGCGCTGTTGCTGGCGCATTGGCACCGCAAATGATTTCTGGCGCAGCACGAAGCTACTTGATGTCTCCGTTTGCCCAGAACCGTGCTATCCCAACTTACAATCGTCCGGGCGTTAACGCGCTGGCTGGTAGCAATGAAGCAGTTTTGCGTTCTTTGATGGGTTTGCCAACATTTACCAATCAGCCAAACCAAAACGCCATGATAGGCCCACAGTAACACCCAAGGCTTGATATGTACTACCTCAATGCTTTCAACGAGATGCTGCGTAAGCGTCAGCGGCAGAACATGATGGGTGGCGAGGGCTATCAAGGCGTTGGTAATGCCCCGCCATCTGGCCCAATGGGATTAGGCCCAGCGCAGGATAGGTCTAGCTTTCGGGATTTCTATAACAATATGTCGCCAGGGGCGCGTTTTGGTCTTAGCATGGTTCCCGGTGTTGGTAAGGCGCTTAATATTGGAAATTTAGCCAGCTACGCTATGTCTCAGTATGACAAGTCTCAGCTTGCGCCTGCGAATGCGGCGATGGATGTGGCTAGGCAGGGGTTTCAGGCTAGTGAGAAAGGCTTGTACGATGCACCAGCAGTTGATAGTTACGTTGACGACAGCGGCGACAGGCTAGGCTTTAGTGGCCCTACCGTTGGTGGCCCAATGGAGCAACCAAGTATTACTGGGACGGATTTGGCCCCTATGGCTTATGAAGCTATGAGTTCACCAGTGTCGCAGCCATCTGTTACCGGAACGGCTTTGGACACTTTTGGCGGCGGATTTGGTGGCAGTCCTGCTGGCTTTGGTGGCGGTTTTGGTGGCGGCGTTGGCACTGGTGAATTTGGCGGCAGTCCTGAATCTGCTTCTGATCTGGGTTACAACCAAGGCGGCATGGTCACGCCCGAACGCTTGATGGGCCGCGCTCCTGCGCCGGACGATGGCTACGGGGCGCTAAAAATTGGCGAACACGTTATTACCAAGGAGGCGGTGGAGAGGTACGGCAGACGCATGATGGACGCTATCAACAACGGGACATTCAGATGACTGACGATGACTTCCGCCGCTTGGAGAGCAAGGTAGACAAGCTGACAGATGCTGTTGGCAAGCTGATCTTGTTCGAGGAACGGCAGGCTACCCAAGGCGAACGCATTGGTAACGTGGAAGTCAAGATTGGCATCCATGAATCTGCATTGCAGCGCGTTGACCGCAAGATAGACCAGTGGGTAAATCGTGGTGTTGGCGTCTGGGCAGCAGCAGCTATTGTCTATTCACTTGTCCAGTTCTGGAAGAAATGATTGACCTTACAAAAGCCATAGGAGCCGTTGCAG